GCCCTTTTTACGCGCGGCCTTATATTGTGGAAATGCTTTGTAACGCCAGTTATTACCGGCATCACCTGCGATGACGACCTCACCAAATTTATCTTTGAACTTAGTTCTATACATACGTATGGAGTTCAAAATCATATGGCGAATCAGATTCTCATCAATATCCAATCTCTGTGTAACGATATTAGAAATCGCGATCCCATTGTAGTCAATAATAATCATAGTAAATCCTATATACTGTCCCTGGCGTAAAGCTCTTTATTATTATACACATTATTTCAGGTAATGTACACAACTATTTTAGGTGTCGTGAATGTATTTTGCACCCAATAAATTCATTGTAGTATTCATCACTGAGTAGTACATTTCTTTCGAATTGTTCTTTAGCCTCATAGTAAGAACATTCACCTTTTGTTCTACAAAGGCGTAATATTTCTCTCTTGAAATTAGAATTTCCCTTAGATTCTACAAGTGTTTGTACTTCCTTACTTGAGCCAAAATACGTGCGCCAGTCGGACTCTACGCGCGTCCTGACACGTCTCTTGCGGCTCTTTGTGATAGGTAAGGTTTTGGGTTTCCAAAAGAATTTCTTGCCAATATACTTCTTTCCAGTATCAAGTTCTGTAATCATATAGACAAAACCCTGATATTCTTCAGGTGTCTCATCATACTCTTTTCCATTATAATGCCACATAAAAAAATAGCCCCTTTCGGAGCTATTTATTCAGTCGTTATCGAACTCTTCGTAGTCTACCGAGAACCCACACATTGGACAATATTGAGGAATCTCTTCTTCGTCAACCACGAGGACTTGTGTTTCTGTTTCACATGCTTCGCATTCAGTCCAATATTCAGTTTCCATGTAATCTCCTTAGAATGTTATTTCGCATGCACCACCTTGACATGCAATTGCTCCCATCGTATCTATATCAGTAAATTCTTTCTGATTCAACTGAGATACAAAATCGATAGGTTGCATGTTCTGTTGGATTTTTGTCCACTTATGCAGTAAGAATACATCCTTCAGGCAATACTCAGCTTCCTTCGTATCTGACATGAAATAGTTTTCAGCAAACTTGTTGAAACGCCGGATCCACTCTTTATTGAGATCTGACATTTCTCCACGATACTGTTCATCCATTTGAGCAATTTGTGTTGCTTCCCATAGATCACGGAATCCTTGCTTACGAGTATCTACAATAAGACCTGATGCAAACAATGCAGCCTTACCATAAGTTGCTACAATCTCATCTTCCGTCTTGACCTCAGTGTTTGGTGCTTGTGCAAAGTCCTTATCACCAGAACCAGCCAAGAAACTAATACCAGCGAAACTATGGCGGTTGTCGTATACATAATCCTCTACCTCTGACCACATATGTGGCATGACAGTTACTGTGTTTGAAACATTGTGACGAAGATCTGGGTTTGCACAAAGCTCTGGATTTGTACCAGCCTCTACCCAGTTGCTTTGTACTAGCTTAACCTTTTCAAGTAGGTTTTTGCCATATAGATCCTCACGGTATAGTGAACCTTCAGGTGACATAATTGGGAATGCCACACAGTAGTCTGTGTTGTTGCTGGACCATACTGATTCCTCTACCATATAAGGATTTGATTCAGCAATAAGTTGTGCAACTTCTGACTCTTTGTTCAGCTGGATATGGCGAAGATAACGAGGGCTGTGCTCAGCATGAATACCGCTAGAAGTTTGTAGTAGTACTGAAGCATTTCCTGAGGGTTTAACACAGGTCGTTCTGGCAGCAGCATTAATTCCAAGAAGTTCGGCGACCTCTTTGTTGACAGCTCTAACAATGTCTGCGCCTTCTCGCTGAATATCTGCATCTAGTAATACCTCCGGGTTATTCATCCATCCTGTTACAGAAACACCTAGAAGTGCTTCACGTTCAAAAATAGCCTTTGTTGTTTCATCCAAATATTTAAAGCTAGTGTATCCAGCTTGTAGTGTACCCATGATGGCACCAGCACGACATGCTTTAAAGAACTCTTCTTTTGATGTGCACTTACCACCGTTGATTTCAGTTAGGTTACATCCTTGCCAACCGGTTACCCCTTCAAGCTGCGGATACATTCCAATTTCAACGCAAGGATTGGTTGTAAAGTCTTTGTCCTCGACGAAGTAAAAACCGGGTTCACCGAACTCTTTGATAGACCCCATAATCTTCTTGAAGTCTTCTCTCGTAATCTCATCTCTAACAATAACAGCACTATTATTAGAGCGACCACGTTGAGGATTATCGATAAACCAATTACCAGTTTTAGCATTAATCATTTCCTCATCATTTGGTGAGAACAAACAAATCGTAGCAGAACGACGTACACCACCTGCAAGAACAGCATCTGCTGCATGCATTGCAATGTCATATACATCAATTGGACGTAGACGTGTTTCACCTTTTAATACACGAGACTGAATCAAATGTTCGATCTTGTCAAGTGATTTACGTAGAGGCTCAGGGCCTGGTGCTTTAAATCCACCATTAATCATTGCCCCCTTTGGACGTACATTGTTTAAATCGAAGTATACTTTACGACCTTCCATCTCTGGGAACTGTCCACCACCTACAAAGTAAGAGGACATAAGAGCACCAAGTGCATCAGCCCAACCTTCAATTGAATCTTCTACGACCCAACCTTTAGCCTGCTTTTTACGTTCTGCAATGTCTGGTAGTTTTGCTACATGGTGATCCTGCACCGAAAATCCTGCACCAGCGCCACAGAGTAGAACATAGAATAGTTCTGAGAAGAAGCGTGGTCTGTCTGCATAAGTTGATGTGCAGTTGTACATTCTCATTTGATGTTTACGTAATTGTTCACCACCAAATTGTAGGGCACGTTGTGCACCCAAAGCGTATTTTAGTTTATATAGTGATTCAGCCTCATCGATTAGTTGGCCTAGCTGTGGAGTCATCTTTTCCTTGTAGTACTCCCTATGCATGTTCATGACTCGGGTTACAGCTTCCTCCCAAGTCTCATATCGTTCTTTTTCGTCGTCCCATCTTGAATAGCCTTCATAAAACTTTGTGTCGGACATAACAGCCCGGAGATCGTAATCTCTATTGTTGGGAACTAGTTTGAGCATTTAATACCTCTTTCGAATAAAAATAGTAATACCGCATAACGCACTTATGCGGACGGGGTCGTTCATATTGTCTTTGATTTTAGGTAGTATTATATATTAAAACGGCTTCCTAGGAAACCCTAAAAAGCCGCGAAATAAAAAAAATATTATTCTTATTTTTCTTCTTTTTCCGGCTCTTCTGTGAGAGCCTCTTCATAGTATACGATGATAGCCTGTTGGTCCTTAACATATCTACGCAATTCTGCAATGCCAAGAGCAAGGTTCTCATATCCTTTTGGTGTGATAGCAAATACGACTGTATTACCTGTCTTACCTTGAATCTCTTTAATCTTTTCTTCAAGGTTTTCTTCTGTAATAACAAACCAATCAACCGGAGGAAATTGTACTGCCTTCGGTCTTTCCTGAATAGGAATGTTTTGTTTCTGGTATTCAGTCGTTACTACTACTTCCGCTTCCGGTGTTCTCCCGCTGCACGCTGTCAGTATCAACGGGCTTATCGCTAGGAGGAGTAGTTTCGTTTTCGATCCGGTTAATAAGCTTTTCAACTGCTGCGTTAACCCTGTCTTCGAGTCCTTGTGCATTTGTCAATGCCTCCATAGTCAAGTCAATTTTAGCAAATACACCTCTTAGTTTATCAAGGTGCTCTTGTGATTGTTGTAATCTTTTAGTAAGATCTTTATTTAGTTGTTCATTCTTTTTCATATCAGCAGCCATAGTGTCGACAGTATTCTGTAGTGTCTCAGCTGCAGATTTTAATTTAACATTATTCTCTCGAAGTGTTCCAATCGTTTCTTGTGACCACATATAGTAAGAGTATCCGCCGTAACCAACGCTACCCAGAATACTCATTAAGAATAACATTAAATATAACTTAGCCATCCATATACTTCCTAAATCGTTTCAGTAATACAGGTGTTTTGTCCTTACGTCTTCTACGATCAGTCATATTAATCTCTTGACCAACACGACGTCTGTATATATGTATAGGCATACGAGATGGACCCATAGCAGTTTGAGCTGGGTTAGGAATAGAACCGGTGTTTACAGCTGCAGCATCTTCGTTCATATTTTGTAATTTAGTACGAATAGCAATTTTGCCTTTCATATCAAGATCAGGATGATGCTGCTTAATCTTTTTAGATAAAGCATTTGAAGTTCTTGTAACAGCTCTTTTAGTAGCGGTCGTACCGTACTCTCCATGCTTATGCTCAGCATCTTGAGTTTTCTTATAAGCTTTGACTACGTCAGGATGTGGTTGAACCGATTCAGGTAAACGAGACTTAGCATGTGCCTTACCATAAACCGTGTCATGCCAATGCCAGTCATGTCCACCATAAGGATTCTTCTTTTTAATCTCAATACGATATTCACCAGTATGACGATCATTATGGTCGTAGTTCTTACGAACACGCCAGGTCTTTCCTTTGTGAGTAGTCTCTACCTCACCATCGTTACCAGCTCTCTTCCATCTTGGCTTCATCGTGCCAACTCTCCGATCGTTACGTATATTGATTGTCTTGTACGTGAATGTGTTACTTCATATACATCAAGACCAAATACATCACCAACAGGATAGCAGGATTCACCTACAGTTACCAGATCACGTTTATAGACAACCTCATCTAATGTACTATTTATCATCTTATCGTTAAGTACTTTATAAGATCCAGGTGACAGTCTCTTATCTTCAAGAACAAACCATTGAGTATTCTCTGCAATAAAGTCTAGTGGATCTAGACCGGCATATTGAATAGCTTCTTTGAGTTGTTTATCTGATATGTTAAACTTCTCTTTTAATAGATAAAGGGCAGCAGCATAAGATGCGATCTTAGTGCTACCACCTGGTGCTTTTGCAATTAACTTTTTAATGTTGAATACAAGTCTATGAAAAGGTGTATAGGCTGCTCTCTCGTCAGAGGTTTCAGCCTTTTTAATACGTTTACCTTTAGCATCAATAAGTCCAAGCTTATATGCTTCAGTGTCTTCAAATGATGTGATAAGCAGCTTCAGAAATCTGAAGGTATAGACCAGGTCACCTGCTCTCTTTAATACACCTACCATTATATTTCCCTTAACTTATCTACTACATATTGGTCCATCTTAACATCCACATATTGATCGTTTCTTATATATTTTAAGAATAATAAAAATGGCTTTATGACGGGCCAATACTGTTCATCTATTTTAAACTCTAACATCTTGAGTGCAGGCTCAATACCATAAACATTAAATATGACAATAAAATGATTTAACAACAATCGTTCTGACAACTCACCTGTATTTACATAACGATGCAGCTGTCTTTTAACATATGTAAATCTTTTCAAATCATCATAAAATTCTTCAGCATCTGCTGCAGTTGGTTTATAATAATGTTTTGCTGCATACAACAAAAAGTTATCGTCAGATAACGTGTCAAATAATTCCATTTAGCTTACGTAAGGCAATAACTGTTCAATTAGATCTTCTTTTTTCTTTCTACGATCTAGTTCAATATCATACTGCCGACCCAGCTCCTCTAGTTCTAGTTTAGTCAATAGACGTAGATCGGCAGCCTGAGCAGCTAGTAATTTACCTTCAATAGTCATATCATGAATCATTTCATCAATATCAATGACTGTTTCAGTGTGCATGTCAACTACAACTGCTTCTGGTTCAGCTGGTGTCACTCCAAGATATTCATTAACTTGTGCCTGTGTAAATTTTCCAGATACAAGTAGTTCACCCGTCTTTGGATGCTTCCAACCCTTTACAGTAGGGATAGCATCTTTCTGATAATTAGGTGGTTTAATAGCCATAATATTCTCCTATAATTAAGCTTTCATTCCTGCCTTTTTAGTAATGTCTTCCGGTGGATTCACTACAGTTTTGTCACCAGCTTTGTTATCACCATTACGTGCTGGTGATGTTTTAGTAATACGACCTGCCTTTGATGCATCATCATGACCTAGATCATCATAGTTGCTTTGTTTACTGCTTGCATCAACTGCAATGTCTTGTCTCATCTTCTTTCCACCTGGTGAATCTTTTGAATCGATCTTTTCTGGTTCAGTAGCACCTTTGTAATGAGCCGCACGATTCTCCATGATTCTATTATAGATTGGCCACTCTGTATCTTCCATAGCTTTTTTCTTCATAGCTCTTGCAGCTGAAGCGGCATCTTTAGTTGCTGGATGATTAGCGCCCCACTTTTTAACCATTGCTTTATGATGTGCATCTGCCTCTGCTGAAGCTTGTTTACGACCAGCAGCGGTATCCATTGTAGCTTCTTCTACTGATTCTCTTTTATCCATGTAAGCTTTTGTCTTACGAGCTTTTGCCATTTGTTTTTTGGCATAGTCCATTGAACCTTGATGAGCTGCAGCTTGAGCTTGAGATTTACGAGCTGCATAAGTACGAGTTGCTTTATCCATTGAGATCTCATCGATCTTTGCTTCTTTTTGCTCTTCGGTTGCACCTTTTTCAGAATCAACCTTTGCAGTCATGGTAACTTCTTCTTTACCAGACTTTTTCTTTTTACGCATATGAGCAAAGTCTTTGGCATCGATGTCACCATCTTTGTCCATATCAAGCTTATGCTGATTGCCTGTTAGTTTCTTTTCTTGGACCTGTTGCAAGGCCCTTGCCATGTTTTTAATGTCTTCTGTTTTCATTTTACTTTCCTTACATCCATAGTTGGGCTGCGATAGATCCGGCAATAGCAACAATTGCTACCCAGAATAATTTGTTAATTACCTGCACTACACGTGCGTTATCATCTACTTTCTTTTCAATATCATCTAACTTTGCAGAGAATTTATTCATTCTCTCAAATGATCTCTCATGATCTTGCTTCAAACCTGCTAACTTTTCTTCAGCGCGAGCCAATGTAATCATGGCTTCAGCTAGCTGATCAAGTTTAGATTCGATTCTATCTAGTCGTGTTCCTGTTGTCTCTGCCATGACTAATCCTATTTATCGTGTTCCGAATTCGTGACCAGCCACACGTTTCATTTGGCTGTTGAACTCTGATTGAGATGGTTTACTCTTATATAATTTAATAGAGATCTCAGGACGTTCTTTGCCCTTGATTCTCCAGTTATAACCTTTATCCTTGTGTTCTGGTTTAGTCGTCTTTACAACACGACGTTTGTAACCAGCCTCCCAAGACTCAGATTTCTTTTCCATAAAGGTTCTAAAGCTATACATTACCACTTCACCTTATCAGCCCAATATGCTGCAGACATTTTGCCTTTAGCAATGTTACGACCATGACGAGCCTTAAATGATGCCCGCTTTTTCTTCATACGTTCTGACTCACCCTTTTTAGGATCGCCAGCAGTCTCAGCACCTTGTTGACCAAAACGAATAGTCTTGACCTTGTCACCACTCTTTGCGACAACAATGTGTGACTTAGTAGGATGACCAGGTGTACGCTTTGCTTTATTAAAGCCTGATACGCCTGCACGTTTTAAACGTGGATCTTTTTCTTCTCTGAGCTGCTTAAAGGTTTTCATTACTGTCGACCGTACAATCTGTTTTTGTCCATTTTATCCATGGCTTTATTTACGCCTTTTACTCTTTGACGAGCTTTTACTACATCACCCTTTGATGCTTGTCTTGCTGCATCATCAGCAGCTTTGCGCACGTATTGACCCATCTTAGCATTAGAGATCTCATCAACGGTTTCTTCATTTTTAGAAGTGTAACCTCTACCAATTGACTTACGGAATTGTTTTGCAGCAACTCTGTCTGCCATATCTTGGCCTTTATTACGCTTGCGCATGGTATTTAATTCATCAGAATGATCGGCTCTTTTACCGTCTTTATCTGGACCTCGTAAAATTTTACGAGTAGCTGAGTTTCGGGCTTTATTACCACTTGCATCAGCTTTTTTTCTATAGCTGTCTAATGCGCCTGGACGATCTAGAACTTCATTAACTTCTTTTGCTTCGTGGTAGTGTCCTTTGATTGATTTTCCATGCAACTTTTTCGCGGAGGCGCGGGCCATAGGTTTTTTTAGTTTTACAGCTTTTGTTGATACAACTGTGCCCCCAATCCTTTTCGCCCTCTTTTTTGCCCAGTCATGGTCATCTGTGGTTTCCCGTGTTTGTCCATCTTCATCTTTTACAACATGCTGATCTTTAAGTTTCCAAGGTGCAAATCCATGAGCGTGCCCTTTTTTATCAACTAAAGCATGAGTATGAAGTCTTTTCTCCTCCTCGTCGTCATTTTCTTTTACTAGTTTGTTAACGGCTCTATTAATACCTTGACGTCTCTTAAGTCCTTTATAGTTCATCTTACCAGATTTACCTACATCATAAGCATTCTGCGTTCTATCATCACTTGCCTTTTTGACATAGTTAGCAAGAGTTGATTTATTTAATTCATCAACCTTTGCTTCTTTTTGCTCTTTATCATCCCAAGGAGCTTTAGGCAAAGTTGGTTTTTTCTTAGGTGGTTTGATTGAGGCAAGTGCACGCTTCACATCTTTTGGTGTAAGCTTTTTTTCTGCCACGAAAGTTTTAAAGGTTTTCATTACTTCTCTCCTTTTGCCATTTTTGTGGCAGTTGCAATTTTTACTGACTTCCAACGATCGCCATAACGTTTTTTAAACTCTTC